CAAACGTACGACAAAGCAACCGCCCCCGCAGAAGCATCTGCAACCGCCACCTGCAACAGCAGCACCTCTGGACCACGTGTCACCATGCCCCAGCCCCGTAGGGCCACAAGAGGTGTCCACTTCCGGGAGCAACCCCGGAAGCAAGTGCGATTCGCTGTACCAGCGACGCTACATGATGGAAACCGATTGTCTGGTTCCGAAAGGGTAGGGGTCCCGCAACAGGGATTTCTCGGTCCTGTACTTGAGGACAAAATCCCCTACATCACCACCACGAGCAGGGCTGATTTTCTATCAGCATTCAACAAACGCGCCAATTACCATGATGATGGTAGGATAGATCGCCGCGTTCGTGGTGTCTGTACGAGGTTCATTCGGCAACTTGTTCCGAAACCGATGTCCCAGATCCAATGGGACAAGGACCTCTACGACAGGTGGGTTATGCTTTTCGATTCCGAAAAGCGTGCGAGGATGGACAGGGCTTACGAGGCCGCAGGACTAGAGAAGTTGTCCGACTACTCCAACAAACAGATCTTCACCAAGATCGAGTCGTTGGTCAAACCCTTTGATGACGTGGCACCACGCATCATATTCAAGGGCACTGATTACTACAACATGATCAGTGGACCAATCATGAAGGAGTTGATGGATCGCTTCGTGTCTCTCGAGGACTCGCTTCCTGACATGAGATTTCGGGTCAGCTATCGCCAACATACCCCAGATATCGTTGATTTTCTGGAGGCTGAGCCGCACTTGTCGTGGATCGAGGCAGATTTTTCTGCCAACGACAAGACTCAAGTCAAGGACGTGATTGAACTCGAGACCATGTTCATGCGACGCCTCGGCGCCCCCAAGTGGTTCCTTGATGTGCATCGTGCTGCCAACAAATTCTCCATACACAATACGAAGTATGGCCTGTCGGCCATTGTGGAGAATCAGTTGCCCTCTGGGTCGACTGACGGCACTTTGCGCAACTCTTTTTGGAACCTCTGCATCCTCAATGCTTGGCGTGTCCTCCATCGGATACCCAAGCTGCGTGCCGTCATACTCGGCGACGACATGCTGGCTGGTTTGACCGCCCGCAAACGACGCGCTGCCCGAACCTATCGTGGCATCGCACGTGCTTGCCGCATGGATGCCAAGGTTACTACGCACCCATGTTTGCACAATGCGCATTTCCTCTCAAAGCACTTTGTGCCTGTGATGCGCGGACCCAATGCACATGTGATGCTCCCTTACATAGGTAAGGTGCTCGCGAAGTTTAACGGTCGTCCAAACTGCAACCAGGCTGTCGACGACGACGAGTATATGGCTGGAAAAGCACTTTCCCACTGTTATGAGTTTCGGTATTGTCACGTTCTGCGTGACAAGTTCAAGGATAGGGCCAATTTTCACTTAGCCCGTTCAGGCGGCAAGTTCTCAGTCGAGGGCGTAACTTGGCACGTTCGCGTGCATAGCGCCTATTCGAGTGAGATCATCGCGATGTTGTCCGGTTCAATGGATTGGCCGGATTACGTCACGCGCGATGACCTAAGCCTGTTCTGGCTCGGCCTAGCCGACCTCACTTACAGCGATGTGGAGCCGGTCATTGACCGCGTCGTGCTCGAGACTGAGTACGACGTCATTGACATGGTCGCGGCCAAATCACTGGTTGATTACTGAATCCACCCACCACCGTGCGGGTGAACGCCAGTGCGAACCCGCGACAGATCAGGTTATCCGGTTCCTGTCAAATCACTCCCCCGGAAAGAC